CGCAGCCTTTACCTGGTCCACGGACTTTAGCGCGGGCTTGTTGTCCGCCTCGATCAGGATGCCCTTGTTGTGAAGGTCGTCCATGGCGACTTTGATCTTGTCAACCGCCTGAAGCGCCTCAGCGTTGCTAAGGTCCACGCCGAGCGTCTTGCTATGGAGTTCGTCAAGCTGCGCCTTGAGCTTATCGACGGCGGCCTGGGCTTCCTCGGTATTGCCGGTAATGTTGACGTCAGAGTTAAGCTTGTTTAGTATCTCTTCAATCTTTGCCTTGAACGCCTCTGCGTATGCCGTACCGGCCTTTGCGCCGGATGGTGCGGCTTCCGTCGTCTGCGTCTGCCCCCACTTCTCCATGAGGGAACCGGAACTGGACAGGATCTTGTCGACGAAGCTCTTGCCCCATTCCTCGCCGATGGATGATGCGGATGGAACCAGTTGCGCCCGCGCTTTCTCGGCAAAGCCCGTAGCCGCCGGGACAAGCCCGACTGCAACGTTCCCTACGAAGATCTCGTCAGCCATTCCACTCACCACGCAAGCGCGGGTCAAGCTGCCTACGCTGTTCCATACTCATCGGCTTCTTCCGTGCCTTCCCCTTAGTCCCGGGCCGGTCAACCTGGGAGGGTACCTTACCGCCCTTGGCCCCGTTAGCGAGGCCGAACTCATGCCGGTAAAACCTCAGCTCATCGATCACATCGGCTAGCAGCATAGCTACCTGGGACCACGACTCGCGGGCCGGGTCAGGAGGCTCAACTGCTACGCCCGTTTCCCCAGAGTCAGCGGCGGCATTACGTATCGCCGTCGCCGTAGCCGACTCTGGGGGCAGGAAGCTAATCAGAAGCCCTAGCTTCCGGTAGCTCAGGCCGCTCTTGGGCCGGTAAAGGTCCAGGAGATCAAGCCCATAGTACCGATGTAGGTCGACTTCCAGCTCATCCGCGTAGGCATTGATTACCTGCGTGACCGCCGCGATTTTCCCGGCTTCATCTTGGCCGCCTTACCACACAGCTCGAAAATCGCCTCAAGCTGGTAGTTCAGCAAGTCCTCATCAATGAACGCCGCGCGCTCTTTGTCGTCGATGATGACTTCCTGAGCCCACGCATCCCAGTCGCCGTTGGACGCCGCCTTCATGGCGGTAGCCGACCATTCAGCGGTATGCATGATATGGACGACCACGCCGTCAATCCTGACGGTGGTTGGCTTGCCTACGGCTTCCCGTAGGCGCGCATCCGCTACGGTGAGGTCAAGGTCGACCTCAACTTCATCCTCTGGCGCTAGATCGCCGCCATTGAATTCGCCCATGACATCACGCGGTCAGGGAGAAGTCGGCAGGAATCTCACCAGGCGGGTACTGGACGTAGCGCTTGACCTCGCCACGGATGCCGTCGATCATCGCCGGGTAGAACTGGAACGTCATCTGCAGCATCTCGGCGTCAGCCTGCTGCACCTGGTCGTTGCCGCGCGCCGTGATCTTGCCGTTGGGGGCAAAGAACCGCATCGCCTTGGAGCCGTCGACCGTGTCCAGGAGCACGGCGTAGCGGTTGTCCAGCGGGACTTCCGGCATGACGTACTTGGAGACGTTGGAGGCGACCGTGACCGCGACGGTAGCCGATGTAGCGGTGGCCGGCGCAGACATCACGAACGATGTCCCGCTTGTCACCGAGACGATGTAGGCACCGGCGGGGATTCCCGTGCCGGAGACGGACGCGCCGATGTCGGTGACAAGCGCGTTGGTGTCGGTGACCGTCGCGCTGAGCGAGGTGGTACCACTACCGGCGTCCACGCGCGAGACCGGCGCGAGCGACGCCACCGGGACATCGTCGTACAGGGCACGCGTGTACGGGTTGAGCGCCTCCAGAGCGGTGAACTGGAGCGTCTTGGTACCGCCGGTCGTCACGGTACGGATCGCCGCGAGGGAACCGGCCGCGCCGATGTCCTTGGTGGTGCGGGCGAAAGAGAAGATCCCGCCGGCAGTGTCGAGCCATCCGATGCAGTGCCACACGGCGGGAAGCAGGGTCTCAAACCCTACCGGGTCGGTCACGCCGACCTGCGCGACGTAGGCGATCACGTCGCCAGCCGCATAGGTGTAGTCGGCGTTGCGGGTGTCGGCTGCGCCGCCAATGGCGCGGTAGCCGAGCCCAGAGCGGTCGACGAATTCGGCAGTCGCTAGGCCTGCCTTGGACTTGGTCTTCCCGGCTGCAACGAGAACGCTTGGCGTCTCGTCAGTCGGGGTTGGGTTGGGAAGCGAAGGCTTCTCATCGGCCATTACTAACTCCTTTTGTCCGCACGGCTATCCGTGCATTTTTACCTCATATGAGGCATTGAACCTGAACAGGTTCGGGTCGGGATCAGGGAGCCATCTGGGCCCCTGGACCACGGTCACGTCTTGGATAACTCCGTTCATTAGCTGATGCCCGCGCAGGTTCAACAGCGATGGGGTGACCTGGCGAGCCACTGTACTTGATAGGCCATAGTCCGAACTGAACGTGTCAAAGTCCAGTATCGGATGATCTTGGATGATGTTCCGCTGCGCGCCGGATATGCGCTTGATGCGGACGGTCGGCATCTTGATTGTGGCCGGGAGGATAGTGACAACCCGGACGCCACCATCACCGAAGATGCCCTGTAGTACCGGCGTCAGCGCGGCTACAAGCAGCAGCTCAGCGTCTGGGAACGGGGTAAGGATCGCAGTCATTTAATCCCCAAGATCCCGAGCGCGCGTACCAGTACGTGATACGCGGGGTTGTTGGCCGTTCCCTTTTCCACGAACAGCGCTTCTGGTGAGTCATTGTAGACAACGGCCTCAACGCGGTTGCGCCGGTTATTGAAGCCAGGCCGCGTATGGAAGCTAGCCTTGTACCGCCCGGCGTGCGGGTCGGTATCATCACCAACCGGCGCGATGTCGCGGGCACGCTCGGCAACTTTCTCCGCGCGCTCCATGAGCGCCGCGAGTACCATCGGCGACTTCAGCATCTTGGAAATGCCGGCGTAGCTAGCCGTGAACTTGGTCTCATCGCTCATGTCGCCGCACCACCCGTCGTGACCAGCCGTCCCTGGATCTCTTCCATAGAGGCGGTACCGGTGAACGGGCTAACCCAGCTGCGAGGGTCACCGACAACGTTATATGTAACGCCATTAACGATCATCTGGTCAAACGGCAATAGGACTAGCGTCCCGGCCGGGGCGTGAACAATGATGTCGGAAATGACCTGCGAGGTACCTTGTATGTCCTCGGAAGAGTTCCCCGGGCTAACTGCGCAGCCGGGTACCTGCACGTTGACCGAGCCATACACATCATTGCCATACTCGTCAACGCCGGTAACGACCTTGTTGATGAAGGTTACGACAGTGCCCGCGCGCAAGACTGGCATCAGGTTGCCTCCAGCTTCAGGCTACCATACACGTCGCGGAAGTCCTTGAGGGCAAGCAGGTCAGCGTCATTCAGCGCAACCGCAAGCCCGCCACCGCTCCGCTCCAAGCGGTAGGAGTACGCGCCGATTGTCTCGCCAATAACACCGGCCGCGAGCGTCGGCGCGAGCAAGACGGCCAGGACAGCATTAGCTGTCACCATCACGACCTCATCCGGCACTTCCGCATACCCGTGGTCGTATGTCACCTTAAAGGTGCCGGGGAAAGCTCCATAGTCATACCAGGCCTCTGGCAGGTTGATCACGCCTGAGGCAGTCGACTCAGCAATAGATATCTCGTCAATGTCATCGAACACCCACCAGGATACCGGGATGTCAGGGATGTCGGGCCGGCCAGAGATCGCGATGACCGAGCTAACCGCGACTACCGGCCGGTACGGCAGCTTGATCGTCGACCCGTCGCCCTTGATGCTGACGACCTCGCCCGAATGGAACAGGAAGTCCTTACGGCAATAGCGGCGCACCTGCGAGGATGCGTCGCCCAACAGCGCGTTGACACGTGTCGTCTCGGAGTCGGTAAGGTTGCGGCCGAGACGGGCGGTGATGTCAGCGAGTTCCGCCAGCGGAGGCAAGCTGCTCATGACATCACCACCCGTTTCCCCGGTCCTGCGACTTACTTGGCCGGCCTACGCGACTTGGGCCCGGTGACGCCACCAGGGTCGGTAGTCAGCCCGCTAGGGCCAACGGCCGGTGGCTCGTCCTCATCGGCCTCAAGCGGAGTGCCCAAGGTCACGCCGACAACCACGCTAGTGCCAGTCGCCGTGGCCGGAAGGCTCAGGATGCAGCCCGTGCCAGGCGTGACGCTCGTGATCGTCGGCCGCACCAGCAGGGAGAGCGAGCTCGAAGTGGTCGCGCCCGCCGCGTCGGTGAGAGTGATCGTGACCGAGAACGTGCCCGTCGTGGTCGGCGTCCCGGAGATGACG